TTATCTATTAATCCATTACGATACGCATCCATATATAATTCTAGTTGAGCATATCTATTTGTTGGAAGCGTTGTTCCTGTAACAACTACAACATCATAGTTACCAATTCCTATGTCATTGTATTTTTGTATTGTTTGCGTAAAATCATCATAGAATCTTTTATTAATCAAATATTCGCTGGTCATATTGTTAGGTTGCACCAGACGGATAACTTTTTCTTCTTGGTACAGTTGTTGCATAAGTGGGATTGCAACTTGACATACCCTACTCAGACCAGCTTCTATGTCCATTAACTTTGATTTTATCTTTCTTTGACCGAAGTCATCAATAGATACAGTGGCTTTATATGTGTGAGGGGCGGCTTGAGAATTACCCATCATCAACTCATAAAGACCTAATTGGTGGTCAATATCTGATTTCGCAGTCTGTTCGTTTTGATATAACTCATTTGGTAGTGGAAGGGGTTGAACTGGTTGAGGACTACCTTGGTCAAAGTCTACCTCAATAGCAACTCCGGGTTGAGACCATTTAGACTCAAACTCTCTCATATCAACCGAACCGGCTGGAACTAAAATCTTTACATTGGTACTTGTTGTAGCGTGAGCTATAATTAAAGAACGAGTCTTATTTATATACTCTTGCATATCTTTACACATCCTTATATCTGACATTGGATATGGTGTTCTTGTATGTATGTTCATAAAAGGAACTACTGGATAAAATTCTGTTGGTAAAACTCTTTTATAAAGAAGTTTATCTCCTATGACTACTATTTGACATACTCTACATACTGATATTTCTACAACTTTTATTAAACCTTCTTCTATAAACTGTGCTATTGTAGTTACTTCCACAGTTGGTTCAGGTGGTAGTGATTCTTTAGGAACTCCTTGTTGTTGAGCTTGTTGTAACATTTCTGCGTGTGCTTGTAATAGTTGCTCCATTGTTCTTTGTGCAACATCTTTACGAACAAAAGGTCTGCCTTCTATAATAAAAGCAGGAGTTTTAGCATACTTTTTAAACTCATCATCATCAAATACTGCTTCCCTACCAGTAAATGTTTCGTGAATCCTATATCTACTAACCTGTTCTTTGTAATATCTTTCATAACCTCTAACATACTTACTTGATTTACCAAGAGCTGAATCGGTCATTGTTTCTACATCTTCAGGAAAAATTGCCTTTCCATCTTGTTCAAGACCTGTAGCTGGTCTATCAGACATTCTATCTGAATTTGCATTTTTAATCTTTTGCTCATACATTGGATATAATCTTTTTGCTTGAGCTTTTGTAAACATTCTAGATATAATAATGTTTTCTGCATCGTCTGCAAATCTATTTCTAGAATTAGGGTCTATATAAACATCTAATGGGTCAATGTCACATATAACTACTTCACCTTTACCATTGTCTTTCATTGGGTCTTGGTATGCGTGCATTACTCCCATTCCAGAAACATAGTAATCATCTACTACATTCCTCATAACTGTGGTGCCATCTGATATATCCCACATATAAGCAAGTAATCCATTAATCATTTGTGCTACTTGATTGTCACTATCTTCTCTTGGGGATACTCTAAATTGTGGTCTATTAGAAGTTAATAAGGCTTTTGCCATTTCTACTGCTGGGTGCAGTCTATTGACAACAATAGGAGCTTGACCTCGTTCTTTTAAAACACGAGCTTGCTCTTTTGTCCATTGCTGACCTAAACGAAATTCTCTATCTTCCTGAGCTTGTGTAGCCCATTTCTCTCTATTGCTCGAATAGTCAGTAAATAGTTGTTGAGTTTCCTCAACTAATTCTTTATCAGATGTTTTGGTGTTCTCAGCCATAAGTTATCCCGTAGATATTACTTATTACATTGTCATCCAGTCAAGTACTTTGTCAGTTAAACTAGCGTTTTCATCAACCTTTGTAAATTCTTTTCTTCTAGAGGGTCTAGAACCATCTAAAGCAGTCCATACTGCATCCATAACATCATCGTGCTTTCCTCGAGGGTAAGATAAGAACTCAGCTTGAGCTTCTATGTCTTGAGGTCTAAAATAGAATTGTTTTTTTGCAAGTAACGGGACTAGTGAAAGTAATCGCTCTGATTTTCTATTTCTGGGTTTAACGCCCTTCTCTAGTCCCGGTATATATAAATTTTGTTCAGCCATTTGCTTTCTAACAGCAGACCTTAATGCTTCTTGATAGGCTACTGTCTCTATCTTCATTCTTTTGGGTTTATACTTCTTATAAGTCTTTATAATTAAGTCTGGTTGTTCTGCAGGGTCAATCTTTGTTCTAACAAGATTTATCATATATACATTACCTTCATTATCAAGACCTATTGTAGCTATTACAAAGAAGTCAGCCTTTAAAGATAATGATGATGCAGGGTCTACACCTGAGTAAACTGCAACAGGTATTATCTCTTCTTCTTCTTTATCTGGTATTTTTTTAACAAGAATACTCTGTGCATCACGAATCTCAAAGTCAAAATGATGTATCTGTATATATTCAGGCTTAAATGGAGCATCATCAGGAGATTGAGCTATATTCATATACTCTTGATAGAAGCCATTAAGATTACCTACACTAGCAAACTCATCTTTTATTTGTAGTATACGCTCTTTTGGAAACCTTGCTTCCCATAAACTCTTCTCATTCTCATCCCATATAGAATACCATAGTACATCCCAAGAAGGAGATTCCTTAGCCCAACATAAAAAACAATCTTCTGATATAACTGTGCCAATCATAGCTATTCTACCATCATCTGACAATGATGGTATCACAGCTTCTGTTATCCACTTTCTGTTTTTAGCACGAGCTTCTGCTGTAAAAGCATTTAATTCTGATTCAAAGTCATCAATAATAATGAGGTTAGGTCTAGTGTCCCCTTCGATAAATCCCCTAACTCGTTGACCAGTTCCCACAGCAATAATACGAGCACCATTTGCAAGAATAATATCATTATTAGTCCAACGCTTAGCAGTAGTTGGACCAAGGTCACCGAAATTTTCTTTGAGAACATCTGAATTACCAAGATGATACTTTATCCTAGAGAGAAAGTTGACAGACTGACTTTGACTTTCTGATATAATAACAATGAATAAGTCTTCATCTTCGGGTTTAAATGCGACTTTCCATAAGGGGTAAATGAGAGAAACAGTAGTAGACTTAGCAGTACCACGGGGAGCCGCAATAAGAACTCTTTTCTTAGCCTCATTGCGAAGATGGGTATATAGTTCAGTGTGAAAAGGAGGAATATCCCTGTTAAGAGCAGTAGGGAAACAAACTTTCCCAAATAAACCCATATTTTCACGAAACTTTTTAAGTACTTGTAGTTTCTGATACTTCTGCTCGTAATCCAGCTTCTTGCTCCGTTGTTTCTGTTAGCTTTAATTTTTGCTCCTCTTCTAAAACATCTGCTATTAGTTTCTTTGTTGAGACACCTTCTATCTGTCTAGTAGTCTTTACAGTGTCTTTATCATCCATACCGTGTAATGACATAAGCTTTTCAGTTGCTCTCATCATATTGGTAACATCTTTTTTATCTCTAGCCATTTGGATAGCTTCTTCTAGTAACTCCATTACATACTTACTATCTTTACCAGAGTCTTTTAATAGTACATCTAATTCTTCTCTTACCACTTTTTTAAACTCCTCTGTTCGTATACGCCTTTTCCAGCGTCTTCTTTGCTGGGCAGTTGTTTGTCCCATAACCATATCAATAGCAAGGTCAGCATCAAAGTTAGTAGAAACATATGCGAGGGCAAGATTCTTCCATCTTTCAGAACGAGACTGAACTTCAAGGGCTGGCTTACCGGAAAGTGTCCAAGGAGTTGACCTACCCTCAGCATAAAACTTCTGTGTATTATAGTTTGGATTGTGCATAATATACCCGTAGGGGGTTCGGACATATAATGTTGCTTGATTTCTATCTGATTCATAGTTTTTTCTTTTTAATACTATTGAGACATAGTTATCGTCACTAAGACAATACTCCCCCTCACCAGCTTCTTTCCAGTATATATACTCTATACCTTCTTTGTCTGCCTCTT